TTTAACTCCTTAATAAATGTTTTATTCAGAGCTTCTGCTGTAAGCTTCTCTCCGCCGACAGAATAAGCGACAGAAGGATTTAACGAAGCCTTAGCATTGGCTCTAGCTAACTCAATAAGTTGATCTCTTGTTAATGCCATTGTTGTTTTCCTCCTTATCACTGAACTCTCTGAATTTTTACGCCAGGCTGTCCATCAGGCATGGTATATTCTTTAACAACCTTCCAAACCATACCAGAAGTAGGCATCCCAGTTGCTGTACTCTTCTTTAAGAAACCATTGGTTGTGTCTACAACAAGATAATCATTCTTAGCAATAGCTAAAGAAGTATTAATTTCTGCTGTATTGGAAGTATTCGGTCCAACCAAGGCATTTGTTGTCATGATGTCACCAACGTTAGTTTTAATTAAACGAGGATATAATTTTCCATCTGAAAAATCCCCAACCTTATATACAAAATCTTTATGACTCTGTTGTCTCTCATCATAAAGCTTCTCTTCATTATAAACAAGCATGGGCTCGCCATCACCAGTATAACTTACCTCACCAGCCGCATAATTGTAAACCATAAACTGACCGTTCTCAAGCTTAGTAACGGCCGCCGCAGCAGGAAGTTGAGCATAAATTTGACCAGTGACAATACCAGAAAGGTGATTAGGCTCAACCTGTCCATAACCTTTTCTCTTTAATGTTGCCATATTTAGCATCCTCCTAATAAATTGAAAAATTAATCAAGTTTTTCTTGCTCTTTAACAGCTTTCACCCAATCTGGTAGGCTGTTGTCTTCGTTATTACTTAATGTATAAGTCATAACATCTTCATCATCTTTACTTTCCTCTTCGGAATTATTTAAAGTAAAGTTAATTTTCTTATCAAAGCAAATAACAGAAAGTTTTGCTTTAATTTCATCTAAAGTATATTTCTCTTTATTGCTAACTACTTCTGCTTTATCTTCATCAGAAAGCATATAAAATTCAGCAATAAGTGCGTCCTTCTTCTGATTATCAATTTCATTTTTGAAATTAACAAGTTCTTGATATTGACTCTGTAAAGCACTATATTCATTTTTTAAAGTATTTAACTCTTCTTCAAGAGCTTCATACTTTTTAGCGCTTTTCTCTTCATCATCATCATCTTCCTTGTCTTCATCGGAGGGATCTTCGTCTTTATCAGACTCATTTTCCTCCTCGTCTTCTTTTTTCACATAATCAGTCGGAGTAGAAATATCTTCTGCATCATTTTCAACTATTGTAGTTTCGGCAGTAGCATCTTCATTTGCCGCGAATTCAGTTACAGGCTCTGTAGCTTCATTCTCAACTACAACGTTTTCAAGATCATTCATCTGTTGTCCTCCTCCGTTTAAGGCACTTTTTAAATCTTGCATCATACTATAAAGCGTGTGCCTAAAATTGTCATCTAATGTAAATTTTGTACTTACATCTGGAGCCGTTACAGAAGCGCCTTCGAAGCAAGGCTCAACATCGTCTCCCAATATACAAATTTTTTGAATAATAGCATCATTTATAATAAAGAAATCCATTCCATTGTCAAGATTGGTTTCCCAATGCCCCTATACGGATTCATTTTGAAGCTACATTGATTGTGGACGACCTTCTTTCACAGGTAAGCTGGATTCTGGAAATTGTCCCGTCCAAAGATAACCAGTAGTCATTAGGTATTTTCTGACTACTGTATTTCCCATACTATCACTATCTTCAAAATTTTGAAACCAGACTTTTGCATCTGGAGACACAAATCCATAAGGAACCGTTTGACATTCGAATTTGATTCCTTCATCATCAATAATTACTTTTTCCCCATGATCTGTAAAATCTTCTTTACTATCTCTATAATAACCAACAATAGGAGCACCACGAAGGGTTTTGCCAATTTCCGCCGCGACCTCTTCAGTAATAAAGGTATGATTTCTATTAGCTCCTACATAAAGAACCTTAATTTCACATTTTGACATTAAGGGATTAATATCAAGAGGTTGAAGATTTAAAAATTCAGGAGAATCAATAGTCGCAACCGATTGGTGCATAATAAAAATCTCCTTTCATCCCTTATGTATATTATAAAAAATTGAGTAATTCATTTAACAACTTTTGTCCAAAAATTTTTGAAAATTTTTAACTCATTGACTATTCATTTTGTAAAGTCTTGGTAGATTTTTCATCATCTGATTTTTCTGGCCTACCCGCACCGCTATCATCACTAGTTTCAGTTTGATTACGATTTAATACTTCTGCATTCATAGTGCTAGACATTAGTGGTGGAATAAAGACATTTACAAGATCAAGAATATCATTTTCAAAATAAGCTGTTGCTAATACTGCACTTTGCGCTTGTCCTAAAGCAATTTGCGGCAACATTTTTGAATAACCAAGTTGAGTATGTTCTTTATATTGTTTAGCCAAATCTTTATAATTATAGATTGTAGTAGGAAGAATTTGTGCTCTATAAGTGACCTTTTTTGGACTCTTATTATAAGGTATTAATAAAACATTTAAAAATGTTTCAAATTGTTGAATCAAATTCCACATTGAAGCTTCATCATTTAAAATAGATTTTTCAAGAGCAAGATTACCATCAGTATTAAATTGCTTTTGCGATACACCGGCTTCATTATAAATAGCACGTTCAACTTTCTATAAGTCATCCGTAGATGAAGTTGTTGTATTATCAGCCATATCCGCCACTTCAACATCTGCAAAAGTAGTTAAAACATCAATACCTATTGCTTTTGATAACATTTGCACAGCATTATTATGCAATTGTTGCGCTTCATCAACATCAAATACTAAATCTCCATTTTTATCAATTGGCATTTTTTGAATAATAATCTTTAGTAATTGTTGTTGCATTTTTCTACGATCAAGATCTTGAGCCGCATCTAAATCAATAATTGCGGGGATAACCGCAATAAATGGCGGAAAATCCTCACCATTAAGATTAAATTTAATAACAGAGCCAGGATCAAGCAAATACCAACCAGAATCATCACCAGGAAAATCAGGTTTTAATTTACCTTGTTTATATAATTTATATCCTTTTTCAAATTCTGGAGGAAATACTTTTAACATTCTCATACGCTGTTCTGCGTCTGTAAACATATTATTAAAATATGCCATATTAAATTCAACAACGGGTTGATTATTAACCATAAAGCGTGATCTACAGTATTTAGGTGGCAGCTATTGAACTACAATAGTTCCATTTTTGGCTATTAAATATCCATAATAACAACCATTTCTAATAACTTTTAACGCAACTTCTCCAAAAAATCTTTTTGCTTCAAACTTATCTAAATATGTTAAAACCTTATTGAATCCTGTTAATAATTTATCAGGCGTAATATCGTCTGTATAATATGGAGTTACTAACCAGTCGTATCTATACATATATGCCATATATCTACATAATCTTTGATAAATACCACTAATTTTATAAAAATAATTAGAGATATCTCTCATTTTTTCTAAATCTCCATTATGAATTGCTCTTAAAACCTGCTCTTTATTAGCAAGCGTTGGGTTGATTTTTTGTAAATCACCTAATTTTAAAATTGCATCAGAAAGAGATTTTACTCCAACTTTAATTTTAGCAAAATCAATAGGTACATAATTAGCAGTTTCATTTAGAATTTGATCATCTTCAGTTCCAATCATATTAAAGCCTTTTTTCTTTATTTCAGCCATTCGATTAATCAACTTTAGATACCTCTCCTTCTCTTAATACCCGGCCGCGCTTAAAATATAATCATATGTTATTCTTGCCTCATCCCAATAGGGAATAATAACAAGATTTAAATTATGATGTTGACAATATTCTCTTTTTTTCATATCGTTATATTGTTGTTTTCTTAATCCATTAAATCCACCAAATTTTTCTTTAGCTTCATAATGTTGTATACCCTGAAACTCAATTAAAAAATCAATATTATGTTCATCATCAAACACTACAAAATCAAATCTTAGCGGACGGCCAGTATTACTAACTAAATCTGGAAAAGAGTACTCTTCTGCGAACTCTAATCCAGACTATTTTAAAATCTATTCAATTTTTATCTATCCTCTAGATGCTCGCATAATTTTTCTCCTTCACTATTGTTATATAAAAAATCTATTAATAGATTTAACCAACTTTGACCTTAACTTTGTGTAAAAAACAAAAAATCAGAAATAGAATGTTTTCTTTTCTTTTTATTTAATTCCTATTCATATCGAATATAATATAAACCATAAATAAAAGCAGAAAATTTATCTTTTTTAATGCTTCTATTACTTTGTTTAAGAATGATATTAATACCTTCATTCTATTCAACTAAATTTAACATTTGTTCTTTTAAAATAGAAGTTAAAATAAAAGGCCGTAAATATTCATTACGCTCATCAATATTCATATTTTGTCCTTGTTTAGTAGACATAAGTTTAGTTTTTGCTAATCCCTCATCAATTAAAAATCTAATCTTTCCGCTATACATTTGAGTTTGTGCATAACTATAAGCCTCCGTATTTAATGGGGCATTAGCTTTGATTAAAAATAAAATATCTCTTTCTGTCTATCCAGTAATGTATTGTTTGTACTCAGGATATTCATCTGTATTAAAAACTCCAAAAGAAGGTAAATACTCACCATCTTCGGTTTCTTGTGCTTTAATTAAATAATCAATTAAACCAACACCAAGTCCATTAGCATCAATAGCAATTCGTCGTGGTTTATATTTATAATATAAATGTTTAATATAAATACACTGTGTTTCAAAATGCTCTGCATCATATGTATAAATATTTACTAATGTTTTATAAGCCGCTCCTTGTACTTGCGGCGTGACCTTAAAAATACAAATTTCAGTAGTACATCCTACGCGTCCAACATCAATGCCAAAAACATAATAAGCAGTTTTTGATGATCTACCGCTATATTCATATTCTGGTTGTAATAAAACTCTATATTTATCAAATTTTTCAGAAGAAAAGAACGCATTTTCTACATCGCCAGACCAAATACTCCTATATTCTCGATTAAAGGATTCATCATTAAACGTTCCTTGCAACCTTAGTTGCTCGACAAAATCTTCATCAAGCAGGCCCGCCGCAACAGGAGTTTCATAAGTTCCTCCCATAATCATATATTCATCAGGATCAATAATTGAATTTATTAAAATTTCAATTAATTTTTGATAAGCAAAAGAATTTTTCCAACCTGCGGTTGTAATATAAATTTGTGACTTATTTACAGTTTCTTCTTTATGACGACTACCATCTGAAAGTCTTCTATCAACATTAGTTGTAGGAATAATAACTTCATTTAAAATATCACCATCAATAAGAACACACTCTTCCATTAAACCACCTGTTCTACGTTGGCCACGAGAAGACTGTCTTGCCGCAAGAATATCAATAGTAGAACCGTTCTTAAACACATATTTCACATTATCTTTTGATTTTGTTGATACACCGCGATCCCAGTTAATTTCATTATTTAAACCAGGTATTAATTTACAAATTTCCTAAATTTTAGCAATAGTAATAGAAGCGGCTTGTTCCTTACCGCCAGTTGTTACAAATAAATGAGAATTAGGAAACAAAATACATCGAAGCATTAATGCCATCATAGATAAAAAAGATTTAGAATAAGCACGCGGAAATGTTGCATACACATATCGATGTCGCATAACCGCCCTAAGGAATATTCGTTGATAAAATAAAAAATTAAAGGTGCTATCTTTTCCTTTAATAAAATCAACAAAAATATCAGGGTATTCTCTAAAAAATGCAATTATTTT